ACGTTCATCCTTGGTATGAGTTCATCAACAGACCCAAACCACCCACAAAGGAGGCTATTAAGAAGGCTCAATTTGTAGACAAAACATACCAATGGACACCAAAAGCCCGCTAAATCTCGCCTTTGACATTGAGACAGATGGGTTTGAATCCAAACGAGTTCATTGTATTGTCCTTCAAGACATTGACACTGGACTTGTAGAAGAGTTTAATGATGAGAAGTATGGTGATGGGGAATTCTGTATTAAAGAAGAAGCGCCTATGCAGGGCAGTCATTCCATTTGTAATGGGATGAGTACTTTAATGTGTGCTACTAATATCATTTCACATAATGGTATTGGTTACGATGTACCACAACTACAGAAACATTACCCTTTCTTTAGGGAGTTAATGACACCTCATTGGGATACGCTTATCCTAAGCCGCTACTACCACCCGAACTTACTAGACATTGACAAGAAGCGTAAGTGGCCTATGATGCCAGTTAGCTTATACGGATCACATAGTCTAGAAGCATACGGCTATCGTCTTAAATGTTTTAAGGGTGAGTTCGCAAAGACCACTGACTGGGCTGAATGGAGCCCAGACATGCAGGAATACTGCAAACAAGACGTCGCTGTCCTTACAAAACTATGGAAACATTTCCAAAAATACCTGAACCCGTCATCCTAGAACATCAGATCGCTGAGATGATGCAAGATCAGAAGCGCGTAGGATGGCCCTTTGATGTTCGTAAGGCCCAAGAGCTAGAGAACACACTATTAAGCATGCTAGAGAGCCTTAGAATGGAGGCTCAGAGGCTATGCACATTTGTACCTGGTAACCTATTTACACCTAAACGTGATAATAAGACACAAGGGTATATAGCCGGAGCTGAGATGCAACGGTTAAAAGATTTCAATCCTAGTAGTAGAGATCATGTATCATGGTTACTACAACAGAAAGGATGGACACCATCTAAGCTCACTGCTACAGGCAAAGCTGTTATAGATGAGGTTGTCTTAAAAGAAATCGGATCACATGAAGCATTATTATTCCTAAGAATACTGGAAACACAGAAGAAACTAGGAATGCTCTCACAAGGGAATAATGCGTGGTTGAAGTTGGTCAAGAATGGCAGGCTTCACCACTCCTGTTTTATCGGTGCATCAACGCATCGAATGGCACACGCTAGGCCAAATCTAGCGCAAGTAAGTTCCGACACTGATTGTCGGGAGTTATTCATTACCAAACCTGGATGGAAGCTAGTAGATAGTGACCTTGCAGGCATTGAGTTAAGAATGTTTGCTCATTACTTAGCCCGTTACGACGGTGGTAGGTATGCAGATGTACTGCTCAATGGAGATATTCACCAAGAAAATGCAGACAAAATCGGTATTTCGCGGAAGCTTGTTAAGACGGTCACCTATGCCTTTTTATACGGGGCAGGCGATCGGAAGATCGGTCGGTCGTATGACAGTCAGCTCCCAGAGGACAAGGCGACAGCGAAGGGGAAGGAGATTAGGAAAGCTTACCTTGATGCCATTCCGGGCCTTGATAAGCTTGTTAAAGCTACCAAAGAAGTTTCTAAATCTGGTCGGATCCGTGGAATCGACGGTCGTTATATCCTCGTTGACTCGGGGCATAAGTCCCTCAATTTCCTACTCCAAGGATCAGCGGCGACGATTGCCAAAAGATGGTTGGTATTAACCGATATATGTTTGAAATCATTTGACTTTAAACATGAAAGGTACGCCTTTATACATGACGAGCAAGTCATTGGTTGTCCACCATCATCATGCGAGCTGGTTGCTAAGGCTTGTAAGGATTCTGCTAAGTTTGCAGGTGCATATTATAATTTAAGGCTGCCTATAGAAGCTGATGCTAACATCGGTAAAAATTGGGCAGAAGTACACTAATGCTATTAATAGATTCAGATTTCGTAGCTTATAAAGCTGCTCAAGCCTGTGAAGAGTGTATTGATTTCGGAGATGATGTAACTATTGCACAATCCGATTTCAAGGAAACTCTTAAGGTATTTGAGCGGGAGCTACGAAAGATTAAAACCGCTATGATGGATGATGAAATCATCTTATACTTTTCGAGTCCTCAGAATTTCAGGAAAGAAATTTTTCCGGATTACAAGGGACATCGAAACCGCCGTAAGCCCCTCGGGTATAAACGTTTGGTCAATCACTGCCGCGATAATTATAACGTGGTTATTAGAGACACTCTAGAAGCTGATGACTCTCTTGGCATAGATGCAACACACTATGCTAGTAAAGATAACGTTTTAGTTTCACCCGACAAAGACATGCGTCAGATACCTGGTATCCTATGGGACATGACTAATGACGTAGAAGAGATCACCAAAGAAGATGGAGATCGATGGCACTTAATCCAAGCTCTAGCAGGAGATGCTACAGATGGATACTCAGGTTGTCCTGGGATAGGTGTTAAGCGAGCCTCAGATATACTTAACAAACATAAGTCACCTTGGAGTGCAGTGTGTAAAGCATATGAAGACAAAGGATTATCAGACGATGATGCTTTAATGAATGCTAGGCTCGCAAAGATCCTTCAGCATGAAGACTATGACTATGACAAACAACAACCTATTTTATGGAGTCCCAATGGTAGCTAAGAATAACAAACAAATTAAAAAGAAATTCGCTGAAGGTGTTAACATAGCACTAGATGTTAAGACTGTAGGTGGTACATTTAAAGCATCACCTGCACAAGAGAAAGCTTATGATCGTAAGATCAGGCACCAAAACCAGCCAAATAGAACTGACTGGAAGTACGGTAAAGCTTAATGGGAATGACCAGTTTCTACAACCCACCATACTACAACCGTGGTAAGATACAAGTCTGGGATTTCATCCGAGACCAAGAACTAAACTACCATCTCGGCAACGTCGTTAAGTATGTTTGTCGAGCTGGTCACAAAAAAACAGTAGGTAATCCTACAGGAGATCCCTTAGAGGATCTTGATAAAGCAATCCACTACCTCATCAACGAAAGAGATTACCTAAGACATGACTCTAACAATTACTCCGGACCAACACGTAACCTTCCTGAGCAATCAAGCGAAGGAGTTCCGCTCAACGTATCGGGTTGGAAATTCGATCAGTCGGGAGAGTCGGAGTCGTCAGAAGGATCTAATCGTAGAGGAATTTAAAGAATTCCTTGAGGCAGATGGCAGGCTGTTTAGAACAGGCAGTGAACCTAAAGCTAACTGCTTGAAAGAGTTATCTGATCTAGTCTATGTTTGTTATCAGTACGCTGCTAACCAAGGATGGGATTTAGATGAAGCTTTAGATCGTGTTCATAAAAGCAACATGTCGAAGCTTGATGAAGACGGTCAACCTATCTTTAGAAAAGATGGAAAGGTTCTTAAGGGACCAAACTATGCACCACCAAATTTAGAAGACCTAGTTTAATGACAACAGAATTGATCGCTCGTACTGGCCGAGTACAATCATGGATAGATAACCCTGATTCTAGATTGCCAGTTTCATGCACCGTCTTTGTCGTCGATGACACAATGGAGGGTGCTGAAGGAATTGAACAATCATGGCGCTACGTATCCTTTGCATTGCGTCATGGAGCAGGTGTAGCAGTACACCTCTCAAACCTCAGACAAAAAGGACACGAGAATGGTAAAGGCTTAACAGCTAGTGGTCCAGTCTCGTTTGCAAAAATCTACTCAGTACTAAATGAAACTCTCCGAAGAGGAGGAGTCTACAAGAACGGTGCTGTGGTGGTTCATCTTGATATCAATCACCCTGACATCGTTGAGTTTGTTACTACTCCCAGACATGAACTCCCATGGATCAAAAGGTGCGTCGATCTTGACGACCAAAAGTGGAAAGACACTGATCAAAGTACACGGGATGCCATAATACATGGTATCAAGTCAGGTGACATCTGGCTCAACAAAATAAAACATGACGAAAATGGGAACCGTATCTATGGAAACGTCTGTCTTGAGGTATATTTGCGATCACGAGGAACCTGCCTCCTTCAGCATATTAATCTCGGTGCCGCTACAATCGGCAACATACAAGAGGCTATCTTTACGGGTATGTCCGAGCTGTGCAATCTTCATGGCCGAACAGGTGTTGGAGGGACTGGAGAGTACTTACCCCCGGAAACGGACAGGCAGGTCGGACTTGGATTCCTTGGACTCGCGAATCTCCTCCGAAGATATCGAATAACTTATGAGGAATTCGGTGAAGCACTTGAACAATTCAATAATGGTTTAGCTCCAGCTGGTAACTCAGGTCACCTAGCTGTTGAACTATACAAAGGTATACAGTTAGCAGCACAGTGTGCTAGAGCTAACAATATGGAAAGGGCATTTGCCATTGCCCCTACCGCATCCTGTTCTTACAGGTATGAAGACTTAGATGGCTACACATGTACACCGGAGATAGCACCACCTATCGGACGCCAAGTTGACCGTGACTCTGGCACCTTTGGTGTACAACCTTATGATTATGGCAACGTAGAAATTGCCAGCGAGGTCGGCTGGGATGCTTACAAAAAAGTAGCAGACGGCTTCGTGAAACTATTAGATAATACGGGACTTCTTCACGGCTATAGCTTTAACTCTTGGAGTGATGTTATAGAATACGACAACGCGTTCGTGGAAGAGTGGCTGAGATCACCTCAAACCTCCCTTTACTATTCCTTACAAGTAATGGGCAACACTCAGGACAAGTCAGATGTATATGCATCCGTCAACTGGGATGAAGCAGATGGTTACATGGAGGAATTACTTGCCCCACAATGCGAATGCGGTGAATGAAATGCTAACCCCCTATGATAAACTACTAAACAGAAAACGAAAATGGTCTCCGGTACAAACAACAGCCGGAAAGCTACAGGATGGGGCAGAGGAAACTCTGCTCCGAGCCCTCGCTATGAGGCATATGGAATTGCCGGTCGGAGACTTTATAAAGGAGGCTCTCAAACGTGAAGTTCCAGAAACAGCGAGGGACTTACTTGTGTCCAATATCAGGGACGAGGAGAGACACGATCTCGCTCTCAGTTATATCGCCAACGCTCATGGCGTTGATGAAAAAGCTGAGTCCGAAGCTAAAAGAATACGAGACGCCTGGATTGAACATCCAGATCACACAGTTCTTAAGGCCATGGTCGCTGAAAGGGCGATCTTCTTTGTCATCTTACCCTTCTTCCGCTTTAACGGTGACGCTGGAATGCGCACAGTAAGTGCGGACATCTCACGTGACGAACAAGTTCACGTGGCAGGTCACTCCCTGGTATGCAGAGAGCTTGGCTTAACAATCTCACCTAGCTTGGACAAGCTGAGGAAAGCTACTATCAATTGGGTTATGTCCCCATTGAAGTCAAGCTCTCACAAATATCTTGACAAAAATTTTTGGCTAGAACAGAGTGATTCTTTAATGTATTCAGGTAGAGCCGAAGGGCTTCTTGAAACTAAGAGAGCACGGATGCCATCATTCTTTGAACATGCAAACACCAATCTACCCAAATACGCTTGAAGTTAATCTAGTAATAGATGACCTACAAGAAAAGTTTCCAGACGTTATGCCTGACCTTAATCTATCGGAGAAAGAATTCGCTTATAGAGTAGGTCAGGTTAGCGTCGTAAGATATCTTAAAAATAAACTATTAGAAGAAGAGGACTAACATCATGTGCGGAGGAGGAAGACCCTCAGTACCGCCGCCCCCACCTCTACCACCACCACCTCCACCTCCACCCCCACCACCTCCTCCACCACCTCCACAACCAGCTCCAGTAGAAGCTCCACCTCAAAATCCAGGTGCGCTTAACGTTGCTGAGCAAGGTAAGGCAGGCAAAGGAAAGGTCAAGGGAACAGAGAATCGCAAGGCAGCTCGTAAAGAGAAGCGGCGTCGTGGATCTGGGCAGTTAGCTGCGCCTGATGAGAAGAAGGTGACTAAGGAAAGTGGAACAGTTAACACTGGTACAGGAGATACAACAGCTGGCGGTGGCCAGTCTGGCGGAACAAATTTAAACATTAAGAAATAAACAATGGAAAGTGCAAGAGTTCGATACAGTCAATTGACAGGCCATCGCTCTGCATTTCTGGACGTAGCTATCGACTGTGCTAAGCTTACTATACCTACACTCCTCATCACTGAGGAAACGGCAACCCCGTACAGTAGGTTTAGTACACCTTGGCAATCAGTCGGTGCTAAAGGTGTAGTAACTCTAGCCTCTAAGCTTATGCTAGGGTTACTACCACCTTCTACAACCTTTTTTAAACTACAATTAGATGATTCTAAGTTAGGTATTGAGATACCTACCGAAGAAAGGAGTCAGTTAGATCTTAGTTTTGCTAAGATTGAACGCATGATTATGGAAAGCATCGCAGCTTCTACTGATCGTGTTCAAATCTTCTCAGCGATTAAGCATCTAGTTGTCGCAGGAAACGCCTTACTCTACATGGGTAAAGACGGTATGAAAATGTACCCATTAAATAGGTATGTAGTAGAAAGAGATGGTAATGGAAATGTCACTGAAATAGTAACCCGTGAGAAAGTCAGTCGTAAAGTACTTGGCGAACAATTTAAAGTACCTCCTATTGATAGACAGTCAGTTGTTGACAGTAGCAAGGGAGGACACGACAAGGATGTAGATGTCTACACCTGTGTTAAACGAAACAAAAAAGGATGGTACTGGTATCAAGAAGCTGACGACAAGCTTATCCCTGACAGTGAAGGTAAGTCCCCTAAAGAAAAAAGTCCTTGGTTACCTCTACGTTTTGTAACAGTAGACGGCGAGGATTATGGTAGGTCCAGAGTAGAGGAATTCCTCGGCGACCTGAAATCTTTAGAGGCATTAATGCAAGCCCTTGTTGAAGGGTCAGCAGCTGCAGCAAAGGTTGTATTTACAGTTTCCCCATCCTCAACTACTAAACCAGCTTCATTAGCTAACGCAGCTAACGGTGCTATAATACAAGGAAGACCTGATGACATTGGCGTTGTGCAAGTGGCGAAGCAGGCAGACTTCCAAACAGCATTCCATTTAGCTGGAGTGTTAGAGAAGAGAATATCAGAAGCATTTTTAATCCTGAATCCTAGACAGTCAGAACGTACTACTGCAGAAGAAGTACGTATGACACAGATGGAATTAGAACAACAGCTGGGAGGTTTATTCTCACTGTTAACTACTGAGTTTCTAATACCATATCTAGAAAGGAAGATGCATGTGTTACAGACTTCTAAGAAAATTCCACCTATCCCTCGTGGTTTGGTAAACCCTGTTATAGTAGCAGGTATCAATGCCCTAGGACGTGGACAGGATAGAGAATCGTTAGTTCAGTTTATCACTACCATTGCTCAGACAATGGGGCCAGAAGCTTTACAAACCTACATGAATCCTGATGAAGCTATCAAACGATTAGCAGCAGCACAAGGTATTGATTATCTACATCTTATTAAGAGTGTGGATGACAGGAATGCTGAACAACAGCAACAGTTACAGGGTGCCCAGCAAATGGAGCTTACTAAACAAGCAGGTCAGTTTGCTAACTCACCACTGATGGACCCAAGTAAGAATCCTGAAGCTATGGAATCAATCCAGACTGCTATGCAAGGAATGCAACCAGGCTTACAACAACAAATGCAACCAGAACCAGCACCAGTTTAACCAATGGCAGAAACTATTACATATGATCCATCTGATGATCCACAGGCACTAGCCGATGCGGAAGTAAGAGATGGTGAGAACCTCGCACAAGGCGAGAAGATGGCAGCCGAGCAGGCGGACTTGCTTGCTGGTAAATATAAAAACGCAGAAGATTTGGAGGCGGCTTACCTAGAACTTCAAAAGAAGATGGGTGAGGGTACCCCCGACGAGGTATCTGAAGATGTAACACCAGATGATAATTTAAATCCTTACACAGATGATGGTTCTGTTGACTATGATACTGTAGAAGAAGTATACGGTGAGCAGATCACTGATGTAATGGAGAAGTCAGGTATAGATCCTTGGAAGATGGCTACTCATTTCAATGAGAATAATGGTACTCTTACAGATGAGATGACCCAACAGTTAGTTGACGCAGGGTTTCCTGCTGAAACAGTCTCTGCGTACCTTCAAGGCCAGGCTCAACAGCAAGGGTTTACAGCATCAGGCCAACAGCTAAGTGACTCTGATGTGAGAGAGATACAAGACCTTGCAGGTGGACCTAATCAATATGATAGCCTTACTAAGTGGGCAGAGACTAACCTTGGAGAAGATGATGTCAAAGCTTTCGATGAGGTTATGAATACTGGTAACAAAGCTGCTGTAAGATTTGCAGTGAAAGCTTTGAACGCACAGTATGAAGATGCTGTAGGTAGAACACCTGATCTAGTGACTGGTAGAACAGCTACTAGAGGTGACAAGTATCGTAGTATGGCTGAGGTTGTACGAGATATGGAAAGCCCACAGTACGATGCTGACCCTGCTTACCGTGCAGATGTACAGCACAAACTAGAACGATCTAATTTACAAGTATCATGACAACACAAGGCGTTAAATCCAGTAGGATAAAAGAAGAAGCTCAGCTTATTGTAGATAGTAAGGGAGCAGAAGGACTATCTGAACAGCAGTTCAAAGACCGTTGGGGTAAGACTCCAGCTGAAGCCCTTGGCACAGCCAAGAAAAAATAATGGCACCCCGTTATAGATTTTTAAGCGGGAACAAAAAAAAGAAAAAGAAGAAAGTGAAGAAGGCTGATAAGCCTAAGAAAGTTCACTACAATTAAACGGCGGCTCGTAGATCGATACAGTAGAAGCCAACTCACATTACGTCCGTTCACTCCCTTTGGGGAACGCATGAAACCACATCATGGAACGGGGATGTGGTACTGGAGTATTAACAATGACTGTTAAACTTAAGTATCGTGGTGTTGAGTACACAAAAACTACTAAGTAAAACTTAACATGAAAAAACTTGCACTTGCTCTAGCGGCAACTTTCGCTTCTGCTCCTGCAATGGCCGGCGTTTATACAAACGTTGAGTCTAACGCATCTTATACAGGAACTGATTATACTTCCCGTACTACTGATCTACACGTAGGTTACGAAGGCGAAGTAGGTGACTTAGGATACTACATCCAAGGTGGACCTGCTCTCGTTGGAGGTGACGCTGTAGACGGAGCAACTGAATTCTCAGGTAAGCTCGGAGCATCCGTAGCTGCCTCAGAAAAACTAGATGTGTATGGAGAAGTATCATTCATTACTGATGAAGATACGGATAACGCATACGGCACTAAAATTGGTGCCAAGTATAAATTCTAAAAATACAGGGGGCTTCGGCTCCCTCTACCTTTAAATAATTATGATCTCAATGTTTGACTACTACTTCACTCCACCAACTCGTACAGTATACGTAGTATCAGAGGAGCAACTTGAAAAACTTAAAGTCACCCAAAGAAAAAACGAAATTAGAGAAGTTAAAGTTCAACTCCAAGAACTTGATAATGCTTACAACCGAAGAAAATCAGAGTTCGAAGATACTCTGGCCAATCTTGAATCTGAAGTAAAGAAATTGGAGCCTGCTAATGGAGAAAGCTAACGTAACTTGGATGGGTAAGGAAAACCAATCCGAAGATCCTAAAGCCGAAGCTAAAAGGATTGATGATTACATGAATAACGAGGAGCCTGCAGAGTGGGAACCTCAGTCATTAGAAGAAGCACTCCTAGGGGAGTGACTTCGCGGGTATAGTTTAGTGGTAAAACTGCAGCCTTCCAAGCTGTTGTCATCGGTTCGAATCCGATTACCCGCTTTGGCATCGGCCCTTACGAGGATACCCTTTGCCGTCTAGACGGTAGGGAAAGACCTACAAAAAACGCGCAACAAATTTCAGCTGAGAACGTTATTATAAAACTTTTATTTAAGATAAATGGCTAATGCTTTAACTACCGCCCTAGGTAGAATTAATAGTACTGGCTCAACTCCGTTAGCTCTGACTACTTCAGATGCTAACTATGATGCCAAGTACGGAACCTATCTGAAACTCTTCTCAGGAGAGTTGTTCAAAGGGTTCCAGCATAACACAATCGCCAGGAATCTTGTTACTCGTCGTACCCTAAAGAACGGTAAGTCATTACAGTTCATCTACACGGGACGCATGAGCGCCGACTACCATACCCCAGGTACACCTATCTTGGGTACAGAGAACGCGCTGCCAGTAGCTGAGAAGACCATCCAAATGGATGACCTCTTGATCAGTTCTGCATTCGTTTACGACCTTGACGAGACCCTAGCTCACTACGAATTACGTGGTGAAATCTCTAAGAAGATTGGTTTTGCTCTCGCAGAAAAATATGATAGACTCATCTTTAGAGCTATCTCACGTGGTGCCCGTAAGGCACATCCCATCTCGGCTTCCGGTAAGGTTGAGCCAGGTGGATCTACAATCCAGGTAGGTACCGGAAATGGTGCAGCCGCTGATGCTCTTGATTCAGCTAAGCTTGTAGCAGCTTTCTTTGAAGCCGCAACACAGCTAGATGAGAAGGGAGTAAGTCAGGAAGGCCGTGTCGCCGTACTTGCTCCTCGCCAATACTACACTCTTATTGAGAACGTATCTTCAAATGCGTTGATCAACAGGGATGTACAAGGTGAAGGATTGCAGAAAGGTAAAGGAATCCTGTCTATTGCAGGCATCGATATCCTTCAGTCCATGAACATTCCTTTCCAAGGAAATTATGGTACTGCAACAACCATTGATAATGCTGGCTCATTCGTCGGTGCTACAATGGAGGATGCTTCAGTTGCACAAGGTGGTGTTAACAATAACTACGGCCTTGCCAACACATGGGCAACATCTTGTGGACTTATCTTCCAGAAGGAAGCCGCAGGTGTCGTTGAAGCCATCGGACCACAGGTTCAAGTAACGAGTGGCGATGTATCAGTGATTTACCAAGGCGATATTATACTCGGACGTTTAGCAATGGGCGCCGACTATCTTAACCCTGCCTCATGTATTGAGCTTCATACAACTTCGACAGCTCCAACCGCATTCTAAATTTAATACCATTAACCAACATACAAGGGGGACTTCGGTCCCCTTTTTTTTATTATGGCAACCCCCGCATACGCTAGATCCAGCGAACTGGATTCAGTTAACTCTATTCTGATGAGCGTTGGAGAGTCTCCAGTAAACACCTTGAATACTCAAAGCCCCGAAGTGGCTATTGCACAGAAAACTCTCCAGCAAGTAACCAGAGAAGTCTTAGCTGAGGGTTGGGTATTTAATACAGAGAATGAAGTTAAGTTTACTGTAGATACGAACGATCAAGTAACATTATCAGATGCTATCTTACACGTTGATACTAATAGGTTCTTTCATTTAGATACCTATAATGTTATTCGTAAAGATGGTAAACTTTATGACCGTTATGAACATAAGGATACATTTCCAGATGAAGGTACTATGTACTTAGATGTTGTTTGGATGTATGCTTTTGAAGATATCCCACAATCTTTCAGAGATTATATCACCGCCAAAGCTATACGTAAGGCTTCACTTAGAATGGTTAGTGATCTTGAGGTCAACAAAGCCTTAGAACAAGATGAAGTAGTAGCTAGATCTGCAGCTATTGAATATGACACACGTCAAGCTGACTACAATGTATTCAATGATAATAGATTCAAGCAATCATATAATAGCTTTAGACCACATCAAGCTCTTAGACGATAATGGCAAGTATTAACCAACGTATCCCTAACTTTTTAGGTGGGGTATCACAACAACCAGACTTTATTAAATTTCCAGGTCAGCTTAGAACCTGCCATAACGCACACCCTGATGTAACCTTTGGATTACAGAAGAGACCACCTGGTGAGTACGTTGGTAAACTTGCTAATGCTGTAGATGGAGGTCAGTGGTTTGATATCATTCGAGATGATGATGAGAAATATTTAGTACAGGTTACCACTACAGGTACACCTGACATTAGAGTATGGAATTTAGCTACAGGTGTAGAGCAAGGTGTAGTCTTCTGTACAAATGGCCCACAAAATTTTAACTACCTTTTAGGAGCAACAGATCCTCTTGGTAAACTAACGATTAATGATTATACTATTATCACTAATCCTCAGAAGACAGTACTGAAATCAGATGGAGTAGGTGGAGCATCAACTAGGAATACAGCTACCACAGTTTCTAATTATGGATTTATTTCTCTTAGTGAGATTGGATATGATACAGAATATGTAGTATCATTAGATAATCCTACTCTCACAGCCACTACTAAGTACCGTGCCCAAGCTCTTAAAGTAGTTAAGCAAGGTACTACTAGTTCTACATTTGAAGAAACAAATGCAGATGGAGATAAGGTAGGTACACAACATTTTGTAGGTACTAGTGGTGTATGGGAAGATGTAGAGTTTACTGTTACAGTTAACGGTACTACCTTTGTAGACGGTCATACCAAAGAAGATATTGGATCTGGTGATACAGCCTCTCATCAATATGTTCCTGACTACCATTCACAGTACACAGGCGCTGTTACTTTACAAGACAGTGGTAAAAATGTAGGTAGTGACTGGGCTAATGAACATCAGGATGTTACTATTAATGGTATTACCTGGAGAGTAACTATAATTAATGCTTCTACATATCAATCATATGCTGATACAAACGGTGCTATCCATACAACTCCAAAGAATATTAAGAAAGGTGAGATAAATATTGACAGTGTTCTTGGTGGATTAAAGACTGAGATGGTAGCTGCTTACGGTAATGGAGGTTCTTCAACAGTTCAAAACCTAGGACTCACAGCTACTATTACTGGTACTGGTATATACTTTGAAACTACTACAGCATTTAATACTGTTGCAACTCGTGGTGGTATAACTAATGATGCTATGCATGCGTTCACAGACACAGCACAGAATATAGCTAAACTACCAGGGCAGTGTAAAGATGGGTATATAGTTAAAGTAGCTAATACAGAAGATAGTGAAGCTGATGATTACTGGGTTAAATTTGTATCATCAGGTACAGCAGGAAGTGTCGGTGCAGGTGTCTGGGAAGAGACAGTAGCTCCAGGTATAACAGCAGGGTTTGATTACTCTACTATGCCTCATACACTTATTAACTATCGTAACGGTAACTTTGCCTGGACAACACTAGACCCTGACGCAACACACCAGAACCTTGAAGACGGTAGTGGTAGTGTAGCAGGAAGGTCAATGGATCCAACCACTAATGGTAGGGTTGCTCCAACTTCTTGGCAAGGAAATAAGATAGATAACTATTGGGTAGATAGAGTTGTTGGAGATGATTCTACTAACCCTATGCCTACTTTTGTTGGGCAAAGTATTACAAACTTATTCTTTGTACGTAATAGATTAGGATTAATAGCAGGAGAACAGACTGTTATTAGTCAACCTGCTGATTACTTTAACTATTTTGTAGGATCTGCTATTTCATCAAGTGATGCTAATCCAATTGATATGGCTGCAAGTGATGTTAAGCCAGCTATTATTCGGCATGTTCTGCCAATTCAGAAAGGTGTCATGCTTTTCACCGAAGCTGCGCAGTTCATGTTATTCACTGAGTCAGAGCAGTTTAGTCCTAAGACAGCACAGATCAAAAAGATGTCAGCGTATGAAGTAGGTAGAGAACTAACTCCTGTTGATACTGGTACATCTATTGTATTTGCAAGTAATAAATCATCTTATACTAAAGTCTTTGAACTAATAGTTCAGAATGAGAGTGCTCCGCCAAAAGTTGTTGAACAAACTAGAGTAGTACCTGAGTATGTCCCGAATGATATTGATGATGTTGCTAACTCTTCTACAAATGGTTTAGTTACTTATGGTAAATTAGGAGACAGTACATTATATACTTATAAATACTTTGATGGAGGAGAAAGAAGAGAACAATCTTCCTGGTATTCCTGGGAAATAGAAGGTGCATTAGTTCATCAACTTTATACAGGAGGTGATTATTTTACAGTTACTAAACAAGGTTCGGAGTGGATTATACAGCGTTATGAGCTTGTCGTATCCTCTACTGATACTCGTAGTTATACTGTGGGCACTGGTACAGTAGGATCACCTACTACTATATCTAGAAGGTTTGAAGCTTGTCTGGATAATATGGTTGATAGAAGCCAGACTACAGAAAGCTATAACTCAACTACAAATAAAACTACCATTACATATCCATATACTATTCAGAATAGTACTACTAATCTAAAACTAGTAGAATTAGCAGATGGTAATGTAAGGACACCTGAAAGTGTCAATGGTACTACAGCTGTATATGATAAAGTAGATTTAACTTCTATTGATTTTGCTACTGGCTATAAGTACACTATGGAAGTAGGACTACCTACTTACTACTTTGGTATCAGACAAGAAGGTAGTGGAAGTTATGATCAAAACGCTGACTTAAGAATCCATAGAATTAATTTTGAATTAGGTATATCAGGACCGATGGAGTTCCATCTTACAGGTCCACAGACATCAGATTACATACACTATGAATCAGGTATCATCAATGATATCAGTGCATTAAATAAGGTACCTTCACAGCTTTATAAGCAAGTGAGTGTACCAGTATATAGAAAAAATAGTAAGTATGATATGACCGTAAAAATTCCAGCACCATTTACAGCTACGCTAGTCGCAGGAAGTTGGGATGGTCGATACAACACCAGACGACATGTACGTAGATAGTAAATTCATCAAACCATGCACCCCTCAACTAGCTCTTGAGGTAGGAGAAAACCTTCGCAGAGATGATGCGAGAGAAATAGAACAGACTATGGGACTGTACGCTCCGGTGGCAGTCCTTCAGTCTTATTATCACGCTACTTATGGCTCTGTGTACTTCCATGATGCACACGGCAAGGCTGCCGGAGTTGCGGGAGTAACAAAAGATAATCTTATATGGATGTTATGCACAGACGTGATAGAAACCAGACCTCATACCTTTGTAAGGGAAGCTAAACGATGGCTAGATAGTTTACCAAATCCTTATGTATATAACCATGCAGACATGCGTAATGAAGTTCACATAAAACTGTTGAAGTTTTTAGGATTTAAATTCATTCAGTATTATGTTTACAATGGTGTCCCCCTCATATCATTTATAAAACCATGTGCGATCCCGTAACCGCCGCCGTAGCTATTGGTGTAGCCCAAGCCGGCGCTGGTATGATGGCTGCTCAAGAACAGACAGCCTATCAAAATGCTGTCGCTAAATCGCGTTACCAAGCAGCCAAACAGCAGGCAGAACGTAATAACCAGATAGCTACACAACAATATAATAACCAGCTAAGAATAGCTGAACAAAAAGATAAAGTTAAGAAGGAAGACTTCGAAGCTCAGTTAAAAGCTTATGAAGCTGCTTTACAAGCAGGTAGAGATACGACTACTTTGAATACTATTGAAGCTAATAGAGCTGCTGCAGAAGCTAAACTAAAAAATGATGCTACTAACATTGAAGCTGCATTTGAATTAGAACAGAGTATAGCTGAAATGATAAAATCACAAGGCCAAATGCTCTCTACAGGTAATGTAGGTCAATCCTTCTTATTACAAACAGAAGACCCAATGAGAATGTTAGGTCGAACAGCAGCAATGATAGATGAAAAACTGCATAACACAGAGAAAAGTTATGGCCTAGAACTCCAAGGAGTTGCACTTGATTATCAATCTGCAGAATGGGCTTCATACAATAATCTCCCAGGTTTACCACAGGCACAGCGAGCAAGCTTGCTACCTTATGAACCTATTAAAGACCCTGGCCCAGCCAAACCAATTAAACGATCTGCCACTACCGGAATGATGACTGCCTTTGTAGGTGGTATCAGTTCAGGTGTTGCAGCCGGACACTACTTAGCATAATTTACTATGGCATTTAGACAAAGAGTTGGTCCGAATCCGACACGTCGGTTGGAACAAGAACGCCAAGCAAAGCTTCAACGAGGCCAAGTTGAAACCAGTGAGCAGATAAATCAGCTCAATGGGATGATGGATATTATGAGGCAGACTGATAGGAATGTAGCTCGTAATACTCAACACGCGCTTCAGGACTATGAATCAGCTTATAAAAAAGTTGTTGATGATAACCATGCTTTTAGAAAATCTCTTTTAGGATTAGCTGATGTTGGTTTAAAAGAATATAAGAATTATATTGACAGAAAAATTGATGAAGGTGAGGTACTTCATGCTACACAAGGTGGAAAGGGTTTTAAAGCTTCTGAGTATAATGATAACGATAAAGTACCTAACACTCAAACACCTCAAATAACTGAGCCACCTCCTCCTCAAACTACTCAAAAATCTGACTTATCACCAGGCTCTGCTACACCAGATATCAGACCTAAATCAGCTATAGATGGTGCTACAGATGCTGGGAGTAATATCCAAGGCGCTGGTACTATTCTTCAGCAAGATAATCCAGATAGAATTGAGGCAGCTGTACTAGCTAAGAAATTAAATAATCAGTTTATTTTAAAAGGTTACAACCAAGCTGCAGCTGTTGAAAAAGTAAATAATATCAAAAGTACCGTCATGGAAAAGATGCGTACTGATGAGAGGGTACTTAATCTCCAGTTAAAAGACGGTACACTAATCCAGAAAGCTATTAAAGATATTAGCATGGATGATGAACCGCAAGTCTGGACACAAGCGGTTAACTTTCTTAAAAGAGAAATCTTATCTGAACTAGCAGTTGAAAAAGGGTATGCAGGATTGTCTGCAGAGTTTATAACTGAAAAATTATTACCACAAGCTAACGCTCAAGTTGGAGAATTAACCCAGGAATGGGGAGCTGACTGGTTAGAGAACGATGCTAACAATCGTATTGCAGGTGCTACTAATCAAGTTATTGTATCAGCAGAAGCTAATGTAGGTGATCTTACTGTAACTCTTCAAAACCAATTAGTTGTTGTACAGCAAGCTAATAAGGATTTAAATCCAGCTGAAGCAAATGCTAATACTAAGAAGTGGTTAGAGGATACATTTACTGCTACTGTAAAGAAACTTGAAGATGAGGGTAAGGATTCCAAACATGTTGTTGAAGCTTACTTAAAACTAAGAGGTAAGTTCAGTCATGTAAAGAAAGGAGATAAAGATAAAGACGGTACAACCCTTTATTCTGTTGCTTATAACGATTTTTCTAGAGATACGTTAGAAGGTAAAGTAGAGGATATTAGAACACTTGCTTTTAAAGAACGTAAGCAACAGAGAGCAGCTGATGCTGGTATACTATGGGAAAAAGCTAGAGAAGCTCATCTTGAAGGAAATACCCAAGAGGTCATTAGATTAAGAAAGATTTTCGACTCTCAATTTTCTGATGAATTCCCTACTGAAAAAGCTAAATGGTCAGGCTGGGATGATAACCAAGTAGCTCCTGGAAACAAAGATGCACAAAGAGCATTCCTTACTAGAAGTATGAAAGAGAATGACGGTGTACTACTTCAGTCAGCTGCATTGAGAGTAGATGGAGATGTCCTTAAACAGTTTATAGACGATAGGAACATCAAAGAGATAAGAGAGTTTAAAATTGGATATCATCCTAGAGATGAGAAGTTACTGGGAGACGAAGATACCAAGATAACTGATGCTCTTAAAAAGAATGGTGACATGTTTGGGGGAATCAATAATGAAAATGGTTCTTACAATGAAGCTATTGTCTATTGGACTAGAAAACGTAATGCATTAGCTGCTGAAATCCTATTAAAAGGTGAAGCAGTAACTGCAGATGGAGAAGCTAATCAAGTCACTACTGAACAAGATGCATTAACACAAGCTAGTACTATTATCGCTGGTCAAATAGCAGGGGCTCAGGATGCTTATCTTGAAAATCCAGGATCTGATGCTGCTTTACTACCTGGTGTTGCTGTAGATGGTGAGTTCCCTTTCCATACTGGAGAGAATGTAGATGCAATTAGACTATTTGGTGATCTAGATCTAGAAAATAAAATCATAACAAAAGTAAACGCTTTAAAAAGAGTAGATGCAGAAGCTGTTTTAAATATAAAGAACGTATCTCCACACATGTTCAAGTTAAATGATTTTGGAAAACTAAATCAAACTTGGTATGATCTTGCTAAAGATAGCCCTTACACTGCATTACAGATTGCACAAGCTAATGCATTAAAACATGATATCCCCTTAGAAATAGATGAAGGTGAATTCCAGCAAGGTGAAGAGTTAGCTAAAGCTCTTAAAGAAGGTGAACCACCAATAGGTATACTACCTAATCCAGGTACTAAAGCTCTTACGAGACGATTAGAAAGAATAGCTGAAATTCCTATACCTAGCTCAAAAGGTTTACTTGGTATTGTAACGTTCCCTCTTGATGCTCTACTGGGTGTACCTTCTCGGCAGGATATAATACAGACTCGTAACTTAGCTCAAACCAAACTTAATGCCTTGAAAAGTTCCAGACGAATACAAGAAATACATCCTGTTATGATGGGCGAGTCAGGTATCGAAGGAGGTACTAATAGAACTTGCTTAACTGTAATAGCTGAGAACAGGAATATAAAAGATCACAACGATGGCTATGGTCGAAAAGGTGATTATAACTTCCCTAATCAAGAGTCTGCATTAGGATTCTATAATGCTAAGGATGCTTATAAAGCTGAGACAGGCAAGGATCTATTCGCAGGTCTGGAAAATATCAGTGAAGCTACAGTAGCTCAAGGGACAGAAGGTTCTAAATACCAGAAAGGTATTAGATATACACTACCTCCAGAAACAGTAAGATGGTTAGAACAGAATGATCCTAATGGAGATAAGTATGGTATCATAGTACATAAAACATATAACCCTTTCTCCTTTAATAAAAAATTGATAGAAACAGAGTATGTGTACTTTAGAGGTGCTACTAACTCAAACTATCATAAACTATGTCGCGTAGGTAACTAATGGAAACAGATTTAAACGAAGAACTCAGAGAAGAGGAGACTTCACCGAGCGCGACAGCTGTACCTAGTGCTCGTCAACAACAGCTTGATCTTGCCACCCAGATGATGGATTCTATAGATCCACAAGTACAGTCAGCAAACATACAGGCAGCAATGCCTGATGTAGGTGGGCAGATTAATGAAGCTGCACAGAATGTTGGAGATCAAATCAATGAGGCTTCTCAAAATGTACAAGACAATGTACAGGACGCTCTTACAAATAATCCTCAAGTACAAGCAGTAGCTGAACAATATGGGATTACTCCTCCGCAACCACAACAACCAAATGTACTTAGTGAAACTGGTGCTGCTATAGCTGGTGGAGCTGCTGATGCTGTTGAAAGCGTAGGTGGCTTTGCTGAGTTAACTGGAGATACTTTAAAAACTGGTATCAATACATTATTTGGACAGCCTGTTGATCAAACACAGAATCCTTTCAGTGAATTATATCAACATAATGATGCTGGATGGTTAGATATTCCTGATCATATAGTACCTGAAAATAAAACTGCACTAGGTAAACTAGCAAGAGGACTTGTTGAATTCGGTCTTCTAACAGCTGCTACAGGCGGTGTTGGAGGAGCTACAGCAGGTGGTGCTCGCGTAGGTTTACGTGTAGCTGCTACAGCTAGAGCTGCAGGTATAGGTGCTAGAGGTACTAGATATATTAAATTCCTTACTAAAGGAGCACAAGTCGCTGCAGAAGGTGGCGCTGCTGAATTAATATCAAGTCAATCTGAAGATGCTAATTTACTTAACCTAGTTGACGATACTACACCTTGGATGTCTCCATGGGTAAAGAACGTCGTAGGTGTAAATGCTCTTAAAGTACACCCAGATGATAACCCCTGGCTAGCACGTATTAAAACTGTTGCTGTTGGAAGTGGTGTAAACTTAGTAGGCTGGGGAATCTCAGCATATGCTAAAGGAAGATGGGCTGCACTAGACGCACGTAAACAAGGTAAGTCTATAGATGAAGCTAATGAGATTGGTAATGCAAAACTAGACGAAGAGATTCAACTACAGCTTGATCTTGATGAAAGAGCTGCAACAGAGAAAGCTGTTGATCAGTATACTCGTGGTGAAGGAATAAGTAACGCTAATCCTAGAGATGAGTATTTACGTAAAAATCTAACTGAAGAAGAATATGCAGGTTATAATCAACCTCCTTCACCAGACAGACCTCAGAAACTAGAGCTAGATGAACTAGCAGATTCTCGTGGTAATGCTGCTGGTGATGCTTGGGATTACGATGCTAAGGCAAGTAAAAGTCAGTTAGAAACAGATGCTGGTAGACAACCAGATCCTTGGGTAAATCCAAGACGATTTGATGATTCAGAACGAGCTATGTTCCGTCCTGAAGAAGGTAATCCAGTCACACGAAACCTTAAGGAAGGTGTAGAGGACATGAAAACTGGTTCTGGTAAAGGACGTAGTTATTCACCCCTATTCACTGAAACTGCTTTAAAACAGATGAGCAGAGGTAGCCGTGATCTACGTGAATATATAGTTGAAGTCGCTGAAGATATATCTAGAGAAGCTTTTAAATCTTTAGATAACCAATTAAACTATAAAGAAGTTCAAGAACTTATTATCCGACAAGCTAGTGAAATGCATTCAGCCTTAGAAAGAGGCGGTGATATTGCACAAGAACTAAGGAATTGGTTTAAGAATAGTGATGATAATATTGTATGGACACATGCTGGTAATGAAGTTGTTACTGGTACAGCTTCGGAGAAAGCTGCTTTACAACTCGTTATTAATACACTAGCCAAACAAGCTGAAGGAATTGCTACAGGAGCTATACATGCTGCTGATGATATACCTGTCACACGTCAAGTCGAACAAGTTTTCGATGCGATGAAAGTCGCTTTAACAGAGCATAAAAAGATAGGATATATGACAGGCTCTGAGCTTGCTAATATGAAAGGGTTGCAACTATCCCCTGCAAGATCAAGACAAATAGGTAAGAGACTAGAAGAGATTACTCAGGAACAAGATGAGTATTTTGAAGCTTTACATAAGCTGAATAAAGCTGGTAGAGTCGAAGAGATGAAAGATCTTATGGAGATACATGCCTTATCTAAAGGTGATGTTAGAACTCTAGAGATGGTTCATGACTGGTTACAGGCTAAACTCTTTGGTGGTGATATAGGCGGCGGTAAGATCCGTGGTAAAATGCGCCAAGAAATACAAGGTGTCTTCTATAATTCAATTCTAAGCTCTTTAAAAACTCCAATAGATGCAGTTACAAGTACTGTAATGATTGGGGCATCCCGTCCTATGATGCAATATATAGGAGCTGCTATAACTCGGAATCCGAAAGAGATGGCAGTTGCTGCAGCTGGATTAGACGCTATCGGCTCAGCCTATAGAGAGTCTATTGACATGGCTATGCATAACTGGGATTTAGGCTTACATCGTAAAAGTATGTCCTATCAAGGTAGGTATGATGTTGCTGGAGATATAGCTGAATGGCAAGCATTAAGAGAACACTTCACAAGATATGGTACTGAAACTCAGAAACGAGCATATGGTACTTTAGATAAACTTGTAAATATGAATACAAGTCCTTGGATGAAGTATAGTGCTAATGCTATGGGAGCTGGAGACGCGTTTACTCGAACCATGATTGGTAGAGTTAACATGCGAATGAAAGCTGCTAGAGAAGCTGTAGATTCAGGTGTAGATTTAAACGATGTTAATGCTATAGCTAGAAAAACTGAGCAAAATTTTAGAGAGAAAATTTTTAAGAAAAATGCAGAAGGTAAATGGGTAGTACATGATAAAGCTGTTGCCTTAGCGGGTGATGAAGCTACCATGACAAAAGCTCTAGAAGGATGGCCAAAAGCCTTTGAAGCGATACAAGAATGGCCTATTGCAAGGGCGTTTTTCCCCTTTGTTAGGACTGGTGTAAACGCTTTAGACCTTACATTTCAGAGTAGCCCTTTAGCTTTTATGCATAAAAAGTATAAAGATCTAAGTCAAGGCATCCATATCAAAGATTATGGCTTACAACCTCATGAAGTAGCTGGTGAACTAGCTATGATGCAAGGTAGAATGGCTGTTGGTGGTTCTATTACAGGAATGGCTTTTATTGCAACCATGTCAGGTAACATGACAGGTGATTATCCTAGGGATAAAGAGGGCCGAGATCTTTGGAAAATGGCAGGTATACAACCATACTCATTTAAAATTGGGAATGCATATGTATCTTATAAAGAATTAGAACCCTGGAATACTATATTTAGTGTATCAGCTAATATGGTACAGAATGGTGATACTTTAGGCGAAGCTTATCTTGATGAATGGACAGAAAAGGTAGCTTATATGGCATCAGCTGTACTGATTGATAAATCTATGCTATCTGGTGTTAAAGATTTAACTGATATCTTTAATCCACAGAGATCAGAAGGTGCTCTTCAAAGAGTATTCTCTAAATATTCCCGTGCTCATCTACCTTATCAAGGCTTAATGGGTCAATTAGGTAAAATAATTGATGGTAACGAGAAGGAAGCAAATACTTTCTTAGAGCAAATGTGGAAAAGAGATGCTCTTGTAAAATCAACTCTTCAACCTAAGTATGATATTTTAAGTAAAGATAGATCTGGTAAGCCATTAAATTTTGGTGCTACTAATCCTTTACTAAAATTCAAGAACGCATTCAGTTTCATGCCTGTTGTACCTATTGACGGTGATTTTGTTAAACAATCCTTAGTTGATATTAATTTTAACTTACCTGAAGTCATGGGTTCATATAAAGGTGTAGTTTTAAACTCTAAACAAAGGTCACAACTACAGAAATATATGTCTATGGGTCCACTAAGGAAAGAGTTGCTAGCTATCATGAAAAACCCAACTTGGCAAAAAGAACTTCAGAGTTATAAAGATAGAAATCTTTTAGAAAGCCAAGGTTATAAATTAACGCATCAAAGATTTTATCGTCAAGTAGCTAGAGCTTTTACTAGAAATAAGGATATAGCTTGGCAGCAAGTACTCTTAAACAATCCTGACTTACGGAAGGCAATAAGTGTATCTCAAGCAAAAGAAGTACGTAGTAAAGCAGGATCAGGTTATAACATACAACCTTTAAGAAGACATGGATTCTAACCCCTATTAAATTATGGCAGTCACATCAAATACATACACCGTAGGCGGTTCGGGTCAAGCTGGTCCTTATTCCTACGGATTTCCAATCATAGCCGCTACTGACATAGCAGTGTCAGTAGACGGACAAGTAAAAACTGTTACCACACATTACACCGTAGATACAGCAAACACTAGAGTAACATTTGTTAGTGGCGAAGAACCTACTACAGGTGCGAAAGTTATTGTATATCGTAGTACCGATGAAGATCCTATTAATGCTACTTTTGTATCAGGATCTACAATCAGGTCTAACGAATTAAACGATAACTTTAAACAACTCTTATATATTACTCAGGAAACAGAGAACCAAGCTCTTAGTACCCTTGGTGGTACTATGGCCAATAACCTTGCATTAGGTAAAGGTTCTAATGTTATTTTCGAAGGTTCTACAGAAGACGCATATGAGACTACTGTTACTGTTGTTGATCCTACAGCTGATCGTACTATTACCCTACCTAACGTTACAGGTACGGTAGTAACAACTGGTGATACAGCAACAGTTACATCTACGATGATTACTGATGCTACTATCGTCGCTGGTGATATTGCTAATGCTACTATTACAGGTGCTAAGCTGGTTAACGACACAGTAACAGCTACACAGATTGCAGCTAATGCTGTAACCGCTAGTGAGCTAGGAACTGATGCAGTTAATTCAACTCATATTACTAATAATGCGATAAATAGTGGCGACTTTATAGCAGATAACGTTATAGATTCTGAGCATATCCAACAGAGTGCCGTAGATTTAGAGCACATGTCAGCAAACTCAGTTGACAGTGATCAATACGTTGATGGAAGTATCGACCTAGTTCACATG